TCCGGCCGGCCAGCGCGTAAGCCAGCTCGGTCAGCGACGGCTCCACACCGACCAGGTCGCCGAGCTGCTCGACGTCGCTGCGCACGGCGTCCTCGACGGAGCCCATGGCGCCGCCCCCTTCCATGATCATCCGTTGTCATTGGCCCGGGGGGAGAAAAATGAAAGGGGGGCGCGGGGTTGCGAAATGTCCGATTCCAAAAAACGCCGGACGATCCGGAGCCGAGACGACCGGATCAACGCTCTGACCTGCGGAGATCCGCTGGTCAGGTCGCGTTGCCGAGCCTGGCGAGGGTGGTGCTGATGTTCGGGTGGTCGTCGGCGAGGTCCTCGGGGCTGGGCAGCTCGGCAGCGTCGACCAGGCCCGAGGTGTAGCCGCACGAGCAGACGACCATGGCCTTGCCGGTGCGGCGCGCCTCAAGCCAGTCCGTCCCGCTGCGGCGTACCTCGATCTGGGGCATCACGTGCAGGTCGTGGCGCAGAAGCCAGGGCTGTGCGGTCATGGCACCCTCTCTACCTCTGTCTGCTGCGGCACCAGGCATGGCCACAGTCGATGATCCTGGGATCGCTGAGGGCCTCGATCAGGCTGGCGGGCGGGGCGCTGGGTGCCAGGCCGAGGCTGGCCTCCAGGTCCCGGATGCGCGGGTAGGACGGGCGATCGTGGGTCTCGCACCGGCGAGCGATGCGGCGCAGCAGGCCGTGCACAGCGTCCTCCCTACGGGCCGGCGAACCAGTCGACGCTGGTGTGGAGCTGCACCACGTCGGCGAGCGGCCGATCGCCCTTCTCGTTGTTGCACTTGCGGAGGCAGACGGGGCAGCCGGCGTTCCCGTGGATGGGGGCCAGGTTGTCCGGGTCCATCCGTGCGCCGCCCTTGGACCTGGGGATGATGTGGTCGACGGCGTCGGCCGCACCATGACCGCAGACGATGCACACGTCCGACTCGGCGAGGACCTGAGCGCGGACCTTGCGGTACTCGTAGCTCGTGAGCTCTGACCGATCGGTGGCCACGATCACCTCCGGTGTGGTCCGCGCAGGGCGTGCGTCAGCAGCAACCCGGGTCGTGTGAGCGATGGGGGGTTGGCCCTGCGCGGACGTCTGGGGAGACGACGAAGGCCCCGCTGGTGGGCGAGGCCTTGGCGTCTGTGGGTGCCGTTTGCGGACACAGTTGTACACCGGGATCGTGACAGGTCGCTGACCTGCGGTCAAGCGGCGTCAAGGGTGCGACGCTTGGCGGCGAGGGCGGCGACCTCGTTGGCGGGGTACCAGGGCTGGCGCTCGGTGCCTCCCGAGCGGGTCAGCTGGCCGCGCTTCACCATCTGCCGGACGGTGTCCAACTGCACGCCGAGGACGCGCGCGGTCTGGTGCGCGGTGAGGTGGCCGGGCCGGATGATCTGCGACTCCATGCCCTCCATGATGCCGCCTGACGTCAGAGGGCGCGTGACACCCATCCCCCTAGGCGGGAGCGGGTGTCACGCGCCCTGACAGTGCTGCCTGACGTGCGCTGACGTCAGGCGTTGGACATCTGCGGGACGATCCGCCAGCGGCCCCGTCCGGCGTCCGCCAGGCGGCCCTCCAGGTACGCCTCCTTCAGCCGCTCGGACACCCACGGGCGGGAGTAGCCGTTGCGGTCGCACCAGTCGGTGAAGTCCTTGGGGCCGATCACCATGCGGCCCTCGTTCTCGAACGAGGTGATGGCCTGGGCCAGGAGGTGCCGGGCCTCTGCCGGGTCGGGCTTGTGCCCGGTCTCCTGGACCAGCGGCACGTCGGCGCCGGCGCCCAGCTCGGGCAACTCCTGCTCCGGGTCGATGCCCTCGTCTTCGGAGTCGACCAGCGGTTCGGTCTCGTCGGTCATGTCGTCCTCGCTGTCGGGGGCGTCCACGTCCACGCGGCGCCGCTCGGTGTACGCGCGGCCCGCCACCTTGGCGGCCGCCTTCTCGGTGATCGGGTCGACGGCGGCGCCGTTGCGGGCGAACCACTGCGCCACGGTCTCCATCAGCGAGATGGAGGTATCGGTGAACCACCGGGTCCGGCCGGGGTCGGCGTACCGCTCCTCCGGGATACCGGGGGAGACCAGGTAGCAGTAGCCCGGGCGACGGTTCGCCCAGCGCTCGGGCGCGGCGCCCGCGTCCAGGACGGTGTCGGGCAGCATGAACCCGGCGGCGGTGGCGTTGGGGACGCCGAAGCACAGCCGGCCGCCCAGGGCGTCCCTGGTCGTGGTGCTGATCTGGTCGTGGCTGGGCCGCTGAAGCGACACGATCAGCGCCATGCCCGCCGACCGGGCCAGGTTCGCGATCGAGTTGAACGCGTCGTCCCCGAGCAGGCCCAGGGAGACTCCGGCCTCCTCGAACCACACGACGTGGAACGGCAGGCCGGGGCAGCCGCACGCGGTGCCGTCGTCGTGGCACGAGTGCTTCGGGTCGGTCTGCTTCCGGGCGGCCGCGGCCTCCCACTGCCGGTACTTGTGGGCGCCCAACCAGCCGGTGCGGGCCGGGATGACGGCCTTGACGGCCTCCACCATGATCTCGGTGTCGGCGCCGCCCTCCACGGCCCAGTCATAGGCGGGCAGCAGGGGCCGGAAGTCCTGGAACCCCTTGGGGTCGGACAGCCACATGATGACGTCCGTCCTGGTCAGGATCTCCGTCTGGACGTTCAGGGCGCCGTCGCCCTTGCCGGACCCGGTCATGCCCGCGATCAGCAGGTGGGTGGCGTTCCGCCCCTGCTTGGCGTCACCGGGCAGCCACAGGGCCAGCGGCGCTCCGTCGTCGTACACGCCGAGGACCAGCGGGTCGGTGATGGAGCCGCCGGGGACTGCGGGCCCGGCCTCTTCCCAGCGGACCGTGTCGGCGAGCATGTCCCGGGGGACGATGACCAGCTCGCCGCGCCGCTCGGAGTCGGGGTCGGGCTGGTAGCGCACCGCGGTACGCGGCACGTCCAGCGCGGAAGCGATGCCAGGCAGCGCCTTGGCCACGTCGTCGTTGGTCTGCGTGCCGGCGTCCAGCAGCAGCGGAGCGGTGACCCGGTTCGGCTCGACCTTCGCCGCGCCGATCTGGGCGCGGGCCAGGCCGACCCGCTCCAGCAGGCCCTTGTCAGCGCTCTGCCCGGCAGGGTCGGAGGTACGCAGCACCAACCGGACGTTCCACGACAGGGCCAGGACCGGCCCGCCCATCAGGTACAGGTCGTCCAGGGCGCCGGCCGTCGGCCCGGCGAGGCAGGCCCCGGTCAGCCACGCCGATCCGGCGGCGACGGTGATGGCGGAGTGGAGGCGGCGCTGCGAGCTGGTCGTCTTCCCCGCCCACCAGGTCGCTCCGGTCAGGGCGACGGAGGCGAGGGTGAGGCCGACGCCGGCGGCGGCGCTGCCCTCCCACCGCCAGTTACCCAGGGCGCCAGCCACGCCGACCCCGGCCATGCCGAGCCACGGCGGGAGGTGCGGCTGGAGGCGACGCACCAGGTAGTTGCGGGTGCTGCTGGAGGAGGCCCCGCCCCCCGTGAGGGGGAGCGGGTAGGTGCGTCCGTCCTGGTCAGTGAGCTTGCGTCCCATGGTCGTGACTCCTTACTGGTCGGCCCAGTTCATGCGCGGACGCTCGGGGCGCTTGGCGCGGTGACGGACGGCGTTGATCTCCTGCTCGAACTCCTGGGTGTAGACCGAGTAGCAGGCAGCGGCGTTCTTCGCGGCGGACTGGAGGGCGCTGGCGGCCTTGCGCATCTTCCGGGCGACCTTCGCGGCCCTGATCTTCGACCCGAACGACTTGCCCTCCGGGTCGGGGACCTGCGACAACGTCGCGTTCAGGATCTCCGCGCCCATCGCGACCTCGATGGACAGGGTCACGGCGGCGGCCCGCAGGCTGTTGCAGTAGTTCCGGGTCTGCGCGGGGGACCAGAACTCGGGCGCGGGCAGCAGGGACTGCGCCTTGGCCTTCTGCCCCTGCTGGCCGCCCTTGTTGTTGTTGATCGTGACGTTCAGCGGCGGGACGATGCTGCTGCCCAGGCCGCCGACGAACCCGCCGGCGGCGGCGCCCGCGGCGGCGAACTTGTTGCCCTTGCTGTTGGTCGCGGTGCTCATGAGGCTCTCCTTGGACGGCTGTCAGCGGCCGTTGAGGTAGTCGCGCCACATGGCGCGCAGGATGAGGAAGCAGCCGGTGCCGCAGGTCGCGACGATGGCGACGGCGATGGCGGCCATGGCGAACGCGAGGGCCAGGGCGCAGGCGATGCACCCGCCGATCGCGGCCAGGGCGCCGATGGTCGCCCACTTGCGGGCGTCGAACGGCTTGGTCTGCTGCTGGTCGTGCTGGCAGGTGTGCGGCTGCATGGCCTGGCTGATGGCCTGCGCCGTGAGCACGGCCTTCACCAGCTCCAGCTGGCGGGAGTCGTCGGAGGCCTCGGCCACGGCGGCGAGGGCCTTCTGCAGGGCGTCGTCGCTCATCGCCGCCTCCTGCGGGCCCGGGCGATACGGGTCCGCCGCGATCCGAGGGCCGCCGCGGCGCCGAGACCGAACGCCACGATGACCGGCTGCTCGACGAGGACGCCGACCAGGCCGAGCAGGTTGGGGAAAGTCAGCAGGAGGACGACAGCGAGGGCGATCAGGGGCCAGCGCATCAGGCGTAGCCTCCGTTCCCGGGGTCGCGCTTCACGTGCGCATCGGCCTGTTCCTGGGTCCGCTTCGCGGCCCGGTGCAGGGCGGTGCGCACGTAGTTCTCGGTGACGACGAGACGGCGGTGCCGGGCGACGTGGTCGACGATCTGCTTGGCCTTGGCGTCCGGACCGAGGACGGATGCGGCCTCGACGACCGCAGCCTCCATCGTGACCGGCTCCAGAGCGGTGGCAGGGGCGCTGACCTGCTGATGCGCGGGCGCATCAGCCCGATGCACTTCGTACTCGGTGGGCTGCTGGCCGAGGACCATGGCGACGGCGACGGGGTCCACGTGCACCTCGTAGGAGGCGAGGACCGTGGCCAGTTCGGCGGGGTGCGCATCCGGTCGCGCATCAGCCGCGAGGCGGATGGCGTCGACCGGGTCCATGCTCGCGAAGTGCGACCGGAGTGCCTCCGTGGCGGAGCCGAGTCGGGGCCGCGCGGGCGGCTCGTCGACGGCGGCCGTGACGGGGCCGGCGTACATCCCGGCGAGGGCCGCATCGGCTCCGCCGGTGATGCGCTCGCGCTGGACGTCGACCAGAGCGGCGCCGAGGATCTGGTCGCCGACACCGACCTTGCGGGCAAGGTCCCACGACTTCTTCAGGGCCTTCGTCCGGGTCTTCTCCTCGGGGTGCCGCTCTGCGGCGGCCTGGTGGTACGCCAGCTGCTGCACGGCGTGCGCGTTGCGGCGCTGTGCCTCGGCGTCCACGCCGGTGCTGTAGATGACGATGCGGCGGGCGATCAGGCCGAGGCCCTCGGCGGCGCCGCTCATTCCGAGCGGCGTGACGGTGTAGACGACGGACTCGGTGACGTTGTCGGCGAGTGCCAGGCCGGTGCCGCAGGCGGCGAGCGGGGCCAGCCACAGGCCGACGCGGACCCAGGCCGGCGCGGACTGGCCGAGCAGGGTGAGGCCGACCATGGTCAGCGCGAGGATGAGGGTGAGGCCTTCGCCGGCGGCGACGACGCCGGCGGCGGTGGCCTTGCGGCCGAACTCGGCGAGCGTGTTGCTGTAGGTGCCGACGGCTCCGGCGATGCCGACGGCGACCATGACGGCGGCTGCGGTGCCGAGGACGCCACGCTGCCCCTTGGTGAGGGTGCGGGTGCTCATCGACCCTCACCCCGCTCGGCCTCGATCGAGGCCGCCAGGTTCCGCAGCTGGTGTTCCAGGCGGACCGCGGCCCGGATGAGCTCGTTGTGGTCGTGGATGTTGGTCGCGGCTGCTTCGGTGAGGAGCACGCGGGTCTGCTCCAGCTCGGCGGTCACGGAGCCGGGGAAGGCCAGGATGTCGGACGGGTCGCGCAGCGGGGTGTAGGAGGTGCTCATCGGGTCGCCTCCGTCTCGGCGCCGAGGGCGCGGAGCAGGATGCGGAGCGACTCGGAGAGCGCGCCGTGGGCCTGGGCGTAGCCGAACTCGTCGAAGCCGCTGCTGTCGCCGTAGGCGGCGAGCATCTTCTGCGCGACGCTGACGGCCGCCTCGAACTCGCTGCGCTGGCGCAGCTGGTCGCGGACGGCGTCGGCCACCGCGCCGGACAGCGGCTGGCGGGGCTGGTTACGCAGGTAAGCGGTGCTGGCGTAGTCCTCGTCGGCGAGGCGGTGCAGCTCAGCGACACGCTCCCGGTGGGAGGTTGCGGCGCGCTTGGGGCGCGCGAAATGATCGGTCATGCCGACTCCTGCTCTGATCAGGTGTTCGGTGAAGGGCCGGGCGGTGCGCGCGCCGGGGGCTGCAACCCCCGAGCTGCTGCCCGGCTCTTCTTGCGTTCCTCAGCGTTCCATAGGCTGAACATTTTGTCCAGACAGTTGACTGCATCGGGTGCGCATCAGGGCGCATCAGCAGGCTGGAAGTGCTTCAGCAGTACGTAGTCCTCGGGCCCATACGCGGATCCGCACCAGCGGCACTTCAGCTGCGTCTCACCCGGCATCCGGGATATCACCGCCCCGCACACCACGCCTTCACCGACCAGCGCGATGCAGTAGCCGATCCGCTGCGGCCGCGGCTCCGGGTCGCCGACGATCGAGCGGACGGCACTGTTCAACTCGGCCACCTCACGGGCCAGGTCACCGGCCGCCGGGTACTGCGCGACGATCCAGCCCAGCTCCTGGGCGAGCCACCGGCAGTCGGCGTCCAGGTGGGCGGGCGGGGTGGCCCCGCGGTGGGGCCAGCGCAGCCGTCGGACGTCGGCCCGCCACGAGTGGATGACCTCGGTGGCGCGGGCCCAGTTCACGGTGTCGATGACGTCCTCGTTGACGGGGGAGCGGGGGCCGGCGGCGCTCTTGGTAGCGATGATGTCGCCCCAGCCGGTGCGGCGGGGGACGAGGCAGTCGGCGGCTTCGCGGTAGAGGGCGGGGAGTTCACGCAGGCGCGCGGCCAGCTGCTCCTGGTGCCGGTGGCACAGGTAGCCGCTGGCCGCGCTGCCGCACAGTTCGCACGTCACTTGGTGCCGTTCTCCTTGGGCTCAGCGAGGGCGGCGCGCAGCTCGACGGCGGCACCGCCATGGGTGCGGAGGATCGCCCACCTGCGGGCGAGTCGCTCCGCCCGCTCGATGGCGGCCTCGGCGGCTTCGGCCCGCTCCTTCCACCGGTCGCCGCGGCGCCAGCCCTCGTTGGCGTTGGCGTACAGCGCGTCCAGGGCGTCGTCGGTGATGGTGCTCGCGGTGTAGCGCTCCGGGCTCATGCGGTCTGGTCCTTCCTGGTGCAGTGGGCGGTGTCGTGCTCGGTGCCGCAGCTGGTCCACCAGCGTTCGCAGCAGCCGGAGTACAGGTCGGCCCTGGCCTGGCTCTGCCACATGCCGAGGCGGGCGGCCCGCTCGGCGCGCACGGCGGCCGCGCGCGCCTGGTCGGCGGCGACGTACTCGCGGGCGAGGGCGACCAGCAGGAGCAGCGAGGTGGCGAAGAGGCCGATGCCGTACCACCAGCCGTCTGCGCGGGCGCTGGTGGCGGCGCAGTGGCCCAGGAACAGGACGGCCAGGCCGTAGCCCAGGCAGAGCGCACGGGTGGAGGGGTTCACGACTGCGCTCCGTTCGCCAGCTCCAGCAGGACGTCGGCGTGGCACGCCCGGTTGATCGGGCACCAGCACATGAGGTCCCGGCCCGCCAGCTGTTCCCGGACGGCGGCCACGATCTCGGGCCGCTGCCCCAGCCACTGGCGGTACAGCTCGATGACCTGCTCGGGGGTGGCGTCCTGCACGAGGTGCCACGTGATGGACTTGTCGGGGTGGACGAAGGCGTGCTGCTGGCCGGAGGTCTTGCCGAGGCGGCCCTCGTGCTGCCACTCGCTGCCGTCGATGCCGGGGATGCGGACCTGCGTCTGCCCGAGCGGGTACGGGTTGCCCCATCGGCTGCCGCGGCCGACGTAGATGGCGCGGTCGGGGGCGCGCCATCCCTTGGCGCGGCGGCGCTGGATGCGGACAGGCTGACCGAGGGCGATCTGTCGGGCCATGGGTCAGGCCTCCTTGGTGGCCTGGCGGCGGTCGATGGCCTCGACCCATGCGACGGCGACCGCAGCCACCTGCACCAGCTCGGCGCGCAGCTTCCCCGGGTCGGACTCGGCGAGCGCCTCGTGCACTTCCTCCAGCAGGACGTCCCGCCAGGCGAGGACGCCGGCCGCAGCGGCGCGGTCGGCGTGGTCGCGGTAGCGGCGCGCGCTGTGCTGGTAGACCGGGAGGCCGGTTCCGTCGGGGTGGTTCTGCTCGCCGAACTTGGAGTCCTGGCGGGTCCGCTCGTAGCCGACCTCGACGAGGACCTGGGGGGTTGCGTTGGTCCGGTGGTCCGAGCAGTAGTCCCCGGAGTAGTCGCACTGCCAGCCCTGTGTGCGCAGGTGAGCGCGGGCGACCTCCAGCCGCTCTGTGCTGGTCTGCTCGGTGGACACCATGAACTCGCCGGTGAACTCGGTGCCGCAGTCGTCGCAGAAGACGGTGATGCGAGACGGGTAGAGCGGACTGTCCGGGTCGCGCAGGATCGCCGATACGGTCTCGGGCGTCAGGCTGGTGGGCTGGTTCTCCATGGGTTCCTCCGTGGTGGGATGGGTGGGAGGCCGCCCCGCGCTCCCTGCGGGGCGGCCGACTCGGTCAGAACAGGGACAGGGGCTCTTCGGCGTGCCGCTCCAGCTCCCGCTGGGCGGCCAGCTGCCGGTTCCGGGCCTTCGCGTGGCAGCTGGCGCACCAGGCGCGCAGCTCCTCGACGGGCACGGCCGCCGCGGCGACGGTGGACAGGGTCAGGTCGGCGGGGGCGATCAGCAGTCGGCCGTGGGCGCTGGTGTTGATGCAGCGCAGGCCGGTGTCGGAGTGCTGCGAGCCGCACAGGCCGCCCGTGCACTGGCACTTGTGGCCGGCGGGCTCCATGACGGCCTGCCAGATGGCGGTGGCCCCGAGGGGCGGACGCTTGCTCATGTCACAGCACCTCCGCCACGCGGCGGCCCAGCCACTGGGCGACGTTGCACGAGACCGCGTTCCCGGCCTGCATGGTCTGCTCGCCCTTGTTGCCGAGGACGATGTAGTCGTCCGGGAAGCGCTGCGCCAGGAGCTGCTCACGCGGCTGGATCATCCGGTAGTGGCAGTCCTCCAGCGCGGGCGCCGGCGAGGCAATGCCCGCGGAGTCGACCGTGCCCAGCGTGTGCAGGGGCTCGCCGGTCGTCTTCGTGGCCGCGTTGCGGTACGGGATGACCAGCCAGTGGTGCCGTCCCTGCCCGGTGACGGTGTCGACCGGCTCGGTGACGGGGCGGGCGCTGCTGTTGCGGCGCAGGGTGACGATGAACGAGTCGTCGGCCTGCGGCGGCGTCACCAGGGCCTCGAAGCCCTTCGGGTTCGCCATGCGGGTGCGCATCGGCTCGGCCGTCGTCGTGCAGGTGGTGTTCCACGTGCCGCCCGACGGGACCAGGACGGCGTCGCCGATCTTCGCGGTGCGCGCCGCCAGCGGCGCCGAGTCCGCCGGGTACGCCCTGCCGTCGTGCCCGCCGTGGTTGACGGTCAGGACCATGCGCCGGTCGCCGAGCAGGCCGAGGCCCTTCCGGATCCGCGTCACGGTGTTCGCCGCGAGGGGCCGCAGTCCGTGCGCGGGCCGGTCGCCGATGCGCACCCCCAGGTTCGACCAGTCGATGATCGAGGCGGCTGGGCGGACGTAGGGCTCGACGACCGCGTGGCGGCAGCGCGGCCCGTTCGGGCACCGGTACACGTACTGCTGGCCGTACTTCCCGAGCCGCCGGCCCTCCTTCTTCCAGGACTGGAAGGCGGTGACGGTCTCCTCGCACACCGGGCACCAGGCCCGCGGGCGGGGCTGCACGTCGGGCAGCGGGATGCCCTCGCGGGTGCAGACGATGTAGATCCGGTCCCGCCACTGCGGCGCCGGGCTGTTGCCGTCCTCGTCCCCGGCGTGCGCGCTCGACAGGGAGACGAACTGGATGTTGTAGCCGAGGGTGCGCATCCCGGCGAGCCAGACGTCGAACAGCTCCCAGTCCGCGGCCTCCATGACGTTCTCCACCAGGACGGCCCGGTAGCGGTGGACCTCGGTGGCGCGGATGACGTCCCAGAAGGTGGCCCGGGTGCGCTCGAACGCGGCGCTGGCGACGGGCCCGAACTCCTCGATGCCCATCTGTCCGGGCCCGGCGGCGGTGCGGCGGCGGCGTCCGCCGGCGGGGCTCAGCTCGGTGCAGATCGGGGAGGCCCAGAGGATGTCCGTCCTGGGCAGGCGCCGCATGTCGTAGTTGTTGACGTCGGCGCACAGGTGGTCGGCGTCGGTGTGGTTCGCGGCGTGGGTCTCGATGGCGCGCTGCCAGTGGTTCGCGGCCAGCTTGAGTTCCAGGCCGGCGGCGACGAGGCCGGTGGACGATCCGCCGGCGCCGCAGAAGATGTCGGTGAAGGTGAGCATGTGGTCCTCCGTGATGTGATGGGTGGAGGTCCGGGCCTGTTAGCGGCAGGCCCGGACTGCTACGCGGCGGGAAGGATGAGCTGGCCGAGGACGCGGCCGACGCGGTCCTGGTCGATCAGGTCGGCGACGTCGCCGGCGGACGCCCCACGCGGCACAGAGAGGCCCAAGCGGCGGCAGAGGCCCAGCTGCTTCGCGCTCGGCGTCCCGGACCTCCAGCGGGCCTGCCGCGCGACGAACGCGTGCGGGGCGAGGACCTTGGCCTGCTGCTCCAGCCACGCCAGTGCCTCCGGCAGCGGACGGGCGATGTCGTCCTTCGGCGGGTGCACGCCGTGCGCCTCCGTCCAGCGGCGCATCCGGTACAGCCGGGTGCCGGGGTCGCGCTGGAGGAAGAGGAACATGGCGCTGTTCAGGCGGATGAACCAGGTGCCGTCCGCGGTGCGCAGCCAGCGGATGGCGCTGCTGCCGAAGAGGTTGAACTCCTCGGCCTCCACGTGGGCGACCAGCGTGCGCCGCTTCTCGGCGGCCTCCGCCCGCTCGGCAACCTCCCGCAGGCTCTTGCCCTCCTCGGCCTCCCCGACCTCCCGCGCCGTCAGGTCGACCATCGACGCGAGCTTGTGCTTGGTGGAGGCGCCCATGACGTCCAGCAGCAGCGCGTCCTGCTTCCCGGGCGCCAGGCGGAGACCGCGGCCCACCATCTGCACGTACAGGCCGGGGCTCTTGGTGGGCCGGGCGACGACGACGCACGACGTGTGTGGCGCGTCGAACCCCTCGGTCAACACCATGCAATTGGTGAGCACCTGGACCTCTCCGGCCGTGTAGCGGGCGAGCGTCGCACGCCGTTCGTCGCGGCCCATGTCGCCCCACACCGGGGCCGCCGTGATGCCGGCCGCCGTGAGCGCGGCGGCGGCGGCCTGCGCGGTCGCCACGGTCGGGGTGAAGACGACGCCCGCCCGGTCGCTCGCGTGGTCGACGTAGGCCTTCGCGATGGCGTCCAAGGCGCCCGAGTCCTCCAGGGCCTGGCCCAGCTGCCCGTCGACCAGGTCCCCGTTCCGGGTCTTCACCTTGTCCAGGTCCAGGGTGTCCACGGTGATGCGCTTGCCGCGGACGTCGCACAGGTAGCCGTCGCCGATCATGTCGAGGATGTCCAAGCGGTAGACGACGTCCTCCCACACCTCGGCCAGGCCGCCGTCGGTGCGCGTCATGGTCGCGGTGAAGCCGGCCACGGGCGTTCCGTTCCAGGCGCCGAAGTGGGCGAGGACCTCCATGTAGGTGCGGGCGGCCGCGTGGTGGCACTCGTCGACGATGACCAGGCCGATGTCGCGGATGGCCTCGCGCCGCTTGGCTACGGCCAAGGTCTGGACGCTGGCCACGATCACGTCGGCGTCGGCGTGGTCGTCGCGCTGGGCCTTGACGATGCCGACCCGCAGCATCGGGTCGACGGCGAGCAGCTTGGAAGCGGCCTGCTCGATCAGCTCCTCCCGGTGGGCGATCACCAGGACGCGGCGGCCGCCGAGGCTGTCGAGCATCTGGTGGGCCAGGTGGGAGAACACCACGGTTTTCCCGGCGCCGGTCGGCAGGACGACGGCCAGGCGGTTGGTGCCGGCGGCCCACCCGGCGCGTAGCGCCTCGATGGCGTCGAGCTGGTAGGGCCTGGGCTTGAAGGCGGTAATGGTCATGTTCACCTCGGTTCGGTTGCTGGGGCTTTGCGGGGAGTGCGGGGAGTGCGGGGACTCGGTGCGGGGACTTCCGCCCGTCTTCCGAGCCGGTCTGATCAGCGGTTTTGCGGGGATGCGGGGACTTGCGGGGACTTGGGAAATCCCTTGATGACGGAGAGCTGCAGAACTGATCCGTGATGACGTGCGGCACATGTGTTGTGCGATGCATGTGCGACGTGCGCGCTATAGGGGAGGCGGAGGCAGGTCCCCGCAGGTCCCCGCATCCCCGCATCGGTGCAGGTGGGACCGGATGCGGGGAGTGCTTCGACTCCCCGCACAGGTCCCCGCGGAGTCCCCGCAGTCCCCGCAAGTCCCCCGGTCACGACTCGTGCCGTCCGGTGCCGCGGTCCTTGTGGACGTCGACGCGCCAGAAGTTCTGCTTCTTGTGGCTGTCGACGACCATGACGACCTTGTGGTCACCGAAGTAGCGGCCTGCGCGCGCCTTCAGCCAGATGCCCAGCTGGTTGGCGCTCGGCGGCTCGTTGCCCTTCCGCGGCACGTGGTTGGGCAGGCCCTGGATGAGCGCCCCCGTAGAGAGGGGCTCAGTGCCGTAGGTCTCCCGCCACATCTCCAGGAAGAGGGACCACTCCTGCAGTTCGTCGTCCTGGTCGCGGGCCTCGGTGCGGTCGGCCATCCAGCCTTCGACGCCGAGGAAGTCGAGCAGGCCGGCCATGAGGCTGGCCCACTCGCTGTAGTCGCCTTTGCGGACGCGGACCTGGGGCGTCCCCGCGGCGACCCAGGCCCGGACGAGCGTGACGAGCGCGGCGACCAGGGTGGAGGCGTTCTTGCGAAGCCACGGCCGGAGGTCGCCGATGGTGAAGTTGTCGCGCTGGTCGGGGTCGGGGCAGTCGGGGTCCAGGCGGACCCAGAGGACGCGGCGGCCGTTGTCCCCGCCGGTGCGGAGCGCGTTGCCGGTGACGATCCACAGCCGGTCGTTCGGCATGCTGACCTTCGACGTAGCGCCGAGCACGCGGTCTCCCCACACCTCGTTGGTCAGGAGCGCGGACAGGACCGGGCTCTTGATGACGGAGCCGTTGGGGAGGTTGTCGAGGACGACGACGGGCTGCCCGGTGCCGTACAGCTGCGTAGTGATGCTCTTCCGCAGCTCGGTGTCGTTCTCGGGCCAAGCGGTGTCGGCGATGCCGTAGGCGTGCCGGAAGATGTCTTTCAGCAGGCTCTTGCCGGATCCGGCCGCAGTCGCGGTGATCACGAACATGGGCGTCGGCCCGTGGAAGTACGGGCGCAGGATCGGCGTGAGCAGGGCGCCGAGGTAGTGCGCGCGGTCGCTGGCCGCGACCCAGGGGAAGTCCTTCAGGACCTGGTCGAGGACGATGCCCTTGGCCCTGTCGAGGCTGTCGCGGGTCACCTGCGGGGCGAGGCGGCGCAGCGGCACCCTCGGCTCGAGGTACAGGCCCGTCGTCCGGTCGTAGCCGAGGGAGTCGAGCAGTGTGCCGTCGGGTCGGATCACGGGCGACGTGACGATGCCGCGCAGGATGGGCAGGGGCCAGGACTTGCGGCCGAGGATCGTGGAGCAGCTCTTGGGCATGAGCAGCTCGCGTTCTTCCTCCAGCTGCTCGGTGAGCGGGTTGCGCTTCACGGTGAAGCTGGAGACGTGGTCGGCGAGGTAGGCCCGCAGGTTGTCGGTGCCGAGCTGCTGGACGATCGGGTCGTCGTTGTCGTCGCGGTAGACCCAGCAGGGGCCGCCGGACCGGGTGTACAGGTCGGGCAGGCGGCCGTCCTTCATGAGCTGGAGTACTCCGTCGATGGCGTCGGCCTCGTTGGTGATGTCCAGGTCGGGGCGGGAGGAGACGGACCGCAGCTGCGGGCCGCCCTCGAACTGCTCCTGGGCGTCGGGGGCGTGGTCCGGGTCCAGCGCGGACGAGCCGTCGGCGAAGTGCTGCGCGGGCACGGACGAAAGCCGCCGGCGGGGCGGCTCGGTGCCGTACCCGTTGCGGCGCAGCTCGGCCGCCGCGGCCTTGAAGTTCCCGCGGTGTTCGAGCAGCGTGTACGCGCCGAACTTGGAGTACGGCACGTCAGCCTGGAACTCCGAACCGGTGGCGAACACCCACAGCCGGTCTTTCTCCGGGTCACGGCCGGTGGTGGCCTTGATGCCTCCGACGCCGTCCGCCCACCCCCAGTAAGTGGTGTGACCGCGCGTGATGATGGGCCGGAAGTTCCCGCGAAGGATGTCCGCCCAGTCCGCGCGGGCCTCGAAGTCCTCGCCAGGGCGCAGGCCGCCGCCGGGCAGCGGCTCCTGCGGCTTGGGCGCGGTCTTCGGCGCCTCGGGCACGGGCATCTGGTCGACCATCCGGCAGATGTCCCGGATGGCGTCCATGGTGTCGCCGTCGATGACAGGGATGCCGGCGGGCGACCCGGCGACGCGGACGTATGGCCGACCGGAGGCGTGCACCGGGCCGCTGGACGGCTCGACCAGGCCGTATCCGCCCTCGCCGCGCGTTTCGATCAGAGGCCGTACGATCTTCGTGTTCGGCTTCTCGGCGATACGCTGACGCTCGGAGGCGTCCCACTCGTCTTCCCGGGCCAGCCGCTGAGCCAGCTTCCGGTTCGGGGGGACGGCGGCGCCATCGAGGCGGATGCGGTAGTGCCGGCCGCCGGAGGGCGACTCCGTCACCCAGCCGTTCAGGATCGCGTGCCATGCCTCGCTGACGCGGGGGCCGGACGCCTCCATGATCTCGGTGACCTCGTCCAACAGGCCTTCGCGGATAGCGAGGCCCTCGAACTCGATCAGCTCGACGGCACCGGACACCGCGCCGTAGACGACGGCGATGCCGCGGGGCCGGTCGCCGCCGAACCACGTGTCGTGATCGGCGGGAGTGGTCCGGTCCACCTTGTACTGCAGCCAGGACACGGCCGGCTTCTTGCTGCCGTCGGCCTTGATGGGGAGGACGCACAGGCCAGCGTCGTGCAGCTCGCGGGCGGCGGCCCGGAGGTCGGTGGGCTGTGAGTCGGTCAACGGGTGCTCCCGTGGTACTTGGAAAGGTGGTACGCCTTGATGCCGTCGACGAAGGCGGCGACTCCGCCGGGCCCGCGCGGTGCGGGATTCCCGTCCTCGCCCTTCACGCGGTCGCTCGCGCAGACCGGGCCTTCCAGGCGGTGCGGGCAGCCGGGGCGCAGGCACTCGTACCTGGCTCGCTGCCCGTCCAGGTCGACGAACAGGGCGCCCTCGAAGGGCTCCGGGGCGGCCGCGCGGGCCCGGGACACCCCGGGCCGCGCGGCGGTGGCGGTCAACTGCCCGCCTTGTCGGCGACGCGGGCGGCCCAGTCCTCGACCGCCTCGACGTACCCGGACGCGACGGAGGCCTGGAAGCTGGCGGCCAGCTGCTCTTCCTCCTCCAGCTCGGCGATCGCGGCGCGCAGCTGCTTGAGGACGACGCGAGGGCTCAGCGCTCGGGGCACGATGGCGAGCCCGCCGGTGGCGGTCCAGATGACGTGCAGCTCGGTGGGCTGGTCGACGGCGCGGGTGGTGTGCAGCGTCAGGCCGTGGGCGCTGCTGAGGGCCCGGATCTCCTCGCGGGCCAGCGCGTCGATGACGCGTCCGAAGACGGCGTCGGGGTCGCCGTGCTGGACGATCAGTTCGGCGACGAGGTCAAGGAACTCGGCGACGGCCGGTTCCGCGTCCTGCTTCGCGGTCTCGATGTCGGTGAGGGCGCGCATCACGGTCGCGCTGGGCGACGGTGTGCGGGTCGTGGGAAGCTCAGGCATGAGCGGACCCCGTCTCTACTTGCTGGTGGGTGCGGGCTGCTCGGTAGATGGCGCCCCCGGCTGGACCCCGGGGGCGTCGTCGTTGGTGGCCGCTGCCGACTGGACCTCGGCGGCGACGAACTGGGAGAGGCCCATGTAGGCCAGGAGTTCCGTCTTGCGGACGCGGAAGGCGCGGCCGAAGCGGATGACCTCGACGGGGAACTCGCCCTTGTCGATGAGGTCGTAGCCGAGGGTCTCGCCGATGTTGAGGGCGGAGAACGCCTCGCGCGCCGAGGGCATCGCGGGCAGCGCCACGACCTGTGCGAGCGTCATGGGGGCGGCGGTCGTCATATGACCACCTGCTGTGCGGGCTGTGCGGGGATGAGGGTCCGGCCGGCGCGCTCCATCGGTATCCACAGCACCAGCAGGTCGACGCCGAGCCGCGCCGCGATCTTCCGGGCCTTGTGCTCGGGGACGACGCGCTGCGCGCCGGTCATGAGGTTGCCGATCGTGCCGTGGGCGACGCCGGCGGCCTCGGCGAGTTCGCGGCTGGTGACGGCGTCACCGGTGCCGGTGCGCTCCATGAGGAGCTTGAGTCGGTCGCCGCTGACGACCGCGTACAGGCTGGGGGTTTCGCTCACTTTCACCTCGCGTGACGTTTCTTTCATCGCGCTGAACGGCGATGGGATGAGCTTTGCATGAGCTGAACGCTTTGTCCAGCAGTCTGAAAGTTCGAAGCGTGCGGCGGTAATCAGTCAATGACTCAGAGCGACCTGGCGTGATCACTCCACTTGCTGAACAATTCGTGCAGTGAGTGGAATGAACGGTGCTGTTGACCTGCTCGTATATCCCAGCGGGCTACTCAGACCTTGAACACCTTTTGACTACCTCTGACCACAGGAGTGGCAGGATGACCCCCATGACCCCCACAGGCATGTCTCATGACGACGCAGCTCAGGAGCCTGAACGGCGCCAGTTCGCAGACTTGGTCCGCCGGCGCCGCGCAGAGCTGAATGAAGGCCTGGATGCTTTCGCCGCGAAGGCGGTGGATCCGGTCTCCGGGGCCCGGGTGAAGCGGGGGTGGATCTACCGCCTGGAGACAGGGGAACCGGTCACTCCACCTGTTTTTGAAGAGTTGCGCGCCTTGGCGGCGGCGTGTGAACTCCCGGTGGAGGCGTTGCAGGACGCGGCGGGCAGTCAGTTCCACGGCGTGGACCCTGTGGTCTCCGGGTCGTCTGAAGCCCGCGCGTATGTACGGAAGTTGGACCAACTTCCGGCGGCTCAGAGAGACCAGTTGCTGAGACTGATCGACACGCTAACCCCACCCTCTTCCCGGGACTGAGCGATGCATTCCCCTATGCATCACACCGGGTGACAGGCGCGAACCGCCTGTAGACGCCTGTTACCCGTGGTGCGATCATGTGCCAACACCTTTGGCAGGAAGGGTGCTGGTCCAATGCGAAAATCGAACACGTGATCGGTTGGGGGCGGTGGCATTGCAGCAACAGCACGGCCGGGTTTGGTTTTTCTTCAGCGACGACGTACCCCCTGATGGGGACCTGATGATCCCCATCGTGAACGAGCACGGTCTGGCCATCGCTGTGAGACCGAATGCGGGGTTGGAACAGGCGATGCTCGACGATCTGAACAGGGTCGCCGACCATGTAGTGGGGGTCGGTCTCGCGCACCTGAATGTGAGTGCGCTCTTGGCCTCCTGAGCGAGAGGAGCGAGCCATGCCGTCAGCACGCCGGGCAGGCAGCATCTACCGACGCTGCGAGTGCCGCGGCGAGGACGGCAAACTGCTGGGGGCCTCGTGCCCGAAGCTGAAGCGTAAGAGCCACGGCACCGTAGCGGTCCGCCAGGAACTACCGCCGGACGCCGCGGGGAAGCGCAGAACATGGAGACGCACCGGTTACGGCAGCGTCGCGGAGGCTCAGGGCGACCTCTCCCGCCTACAGGCCATTCTCGACCTCCCCGGTGACGATCCCGCTGAACAGCAGCGCGTGGGCGATCTACTCGCCGACATCGCCCGGCGCCGCGCCGATATCCCCCAGGCCGCAGAGGTGCAGCGGCGCTTGGGCGTGGGCATTCCGCTCGACGGCACCACGACCGTGGGCGAGTGGCTCGACCGGTGGATGGCCGGCAAGAAGACCAGGAGCACGACGCTCGCGGGCTATCGCTCGCACATCAGAGTCCACCTGAAGCCACGGATCGGACACCTCCGCCTCGACAGGCTGTCGGTCGGCCACGTCCAGGAGATGTTCGACGCCATCGCTGACGAGTCGGACGTCATCCGTGCCGAGAATCAGGCTCGCCGCGAGCAAGAGGCACGGGCGAAGTGGACGATGCCGGGACGGCCACCGGCCGCGGCGCGCGAGCGCTTGGCCGCCGAGCGCGAGAAGTTGGCCGCGATGAAGCCGTACCGGAAGGCCAACGGGCCAGCCACACGCCACGCGATCCGCCGCACGCTGCGCACGGCGCTGAACAAGGCGATCGCCGAGCAGCTCATCACCTTCAACGCAGCGAAGCACGTCGAACTCGGCAGTTCCGCGCGCCCGAAGGGCCTGCTGTGGACGGCTGAGCGCATCAGCCGGTGGAGGGACACCGGCGTGGTCCCCAGCCCCGTCATGGTCTGGAGCCCCGAGCAGCTGGGCGCGTTCCTCGACGCAGCTGAGGAATACCCGCTGTACGCCTTCTTTCACCTGGTCGCGCACCATGGCCTCCGCCGAGGTGAGGGCGTCGGCGCGGATTGGGCACACGTACACCTGGACGTCGACCCGCCGCGTATCGACGTGCTCACCGAGATCGTGGTGGACGGCTGGACGCCGATCGAAACGCAGCCCAAGACGGACAGCAGCATGGCGTCGGTGATGCTCGACCGGGAGACCGTGGCCGTGCTGCGCGAGCATCGTGCCCGCCAGGAGGCTGCGCGTGCGGCACGCCTGGCCGCCGGGCAGACCTGGGTCGACACCGGCAAGGTCTTCGCGGCCGAGGATGGCAGCTGGCTCCACCCCGACATCGTGTCCAAGGAGTTCAAGCGGATCGTGGCGGCGGCCGACCTGCCGCCCATCAACCTCCGCGACCTCCGCCACGGCGCGGCCGCGTTGGTGAAGGCGGCCGGCGGCGACATCGACGACGCCAGTAAGAAGCTGCGGCACAGCACGATCGTGCTGACCGCCGATACGTACATGAGCCTCTTCCAGGAGTACGAGCAGGACCTGACGGAGCGGGCGGCGGCTGCCGTGCCGCGGGCCCGGCGCGGGCGTGGAACGGCCCCCGGTGCGGGCGCTGTACCGCATCAGGGGCCGGGTGCACCGCAGCCAGCAGGCGCGGATGCTGATGACACCACGGTACGGGCCAGCACTGACATGGGGGAGTCCTCGGCGTAGAATCGTGGGACGGGCAAAGGGCCTCTGACCTGCGGGTCGGGGGCCCTTCCTGCTGGCCCCGTGCTGGCCCGGAAGCGGCGTAAGAGCGCGGTACGAGACGGTACGAGACACGGTGAAGGGTGCGCGATAAACGGCCGCTAAACGGCGCTGACCTGCGTAGGGCGGTACGGCGGGCGGTGGTGCGGTACAGGACGGTACGAGCCGCCATGAGGGCTCATCAGACTTTTAATCCATTGGTTGTGGGTTCGAGTCCCACAGGGCCTACGCGCTGGACCCCAGCTCACGCAGTAAGTGGGCTGGGGTCCTGTCCGTTTTGACCGGTCGTCATGATCCGTAGCTGGCCCGTAGCTGGCCCGAGAGGTCAGGGAAATGGAAGGGCGGACGCCCGCGAAGGCGTCCGCCCTTCCCTGCGTCCAGCGTCCTCTCCTGGGGTGCCCTCCCGGGCAGCCGCAACGCCATCGGCAGGCTCACCGGGTGCATCCCCGGAGCCGTCAAGATCAAACAAATTAGGTTGGACCCTAATCCTTTTTGATCTTGGGCTGGGGAGCGTGGAGCCGTGCCGCGCTCCACCCGGCCCGATGACCGGGTCGTCATCCGCCGCCGCCAGGTCGGAGAGCGGATCCGCCACGTGCGCGAGCACCTCAACCTCTCTCAGGTCGACGTGTGCGGGCGGAGTGGAATCGACGTCGCCTCCTACAGCCGCATCGAGCAGGGCCACGCGGCGCCGCTGCTGGACACGCTGATCCGGATCGCTGACGCCATGGGCGTCGAGCTGGAGGAGCTTGTCCGCCGAGATGGGTGAGCGGCCCGTCCCCGACGGGGTACGGGGACGGGCCGCTCGGGTCCCGCGCCCGGTGCGATCGGCGGACTGCACACCGGGTACGGGAGTCAGTGGGTGCAGCGTCGGATCATCACATTGCAGTCGGAGACACGCGTGAGGTCGCCCGCCTGCCGGGCCATGTCTCGCCGGCAGGCCCAGCCGCGGCAGTCGGCGCAGCCGGGGGCGGGCTCAGCATCGGACAGCGGAGCGCCCAGTACCGGCGCGGGTTCCATGGTCGTCACCGGCTCGGTCACAGCTCGGCCTCCTGCATGAGGCGCGTCGCGGCCACCGACACCGGGCAGGTGGGGTCCGTCCGGCATACGTCGCACGCCCGCGAGTGCTCCCACAGGAGCTGGTACGCGGCGCGGCCGGCGCACTTCCGGCAGCCGCGGGGGAAGAGCTGGCCGCCGTCGACGGCGGGCCGTTCGCCGGCGTCGACCGCCGTCTCGGCGGTGAGCGTCGTCCGGCACCAGGCGCAGCAGGCGCCGCGGCGCTGCGGGTCGGACAGCAGGGAGAGAGCGGGCAGCGGTAACTGAAGGACGCCGTCTGTCCGTAAGGCGGTGGGCTGGATAGTCTCTGGCACGTCGTCGCTCCCTCAAAGCGGTGGCCATCCCCCGGGCCGTTCGCGCGGTCGCGGGGTCTACTCGTGCTCGGGACCATACCCCTTACATCCCCTGTATGCACTACATACAGCGCATTGACCGCTCGCGGAGAGTGATCACCCTCCTTAGCGTGAAGCGCATGATTGACCCGACCTCGGAGGTACCGCGCTGGCGGCAGGCCCACGCGATCCTCGCCGACCGCATCCGCGCCGGCACCTACCCGCCGGGCAGTCGGGTCCCCTCGGTCGTCGCACTGTCCGAAGAGCTGGGCATCAGCACGCCGACCGCGCAGAAAGCCCTGCGCCAGCTGCGCGAGGACGGCCTGACGTACACGGTGCCGGGCTTCGGGTCCTACGTAGCCGACCGGCCCCGGGCATGACGAAATGCCCCCGCCCTCCCCATGGCGGGGAAGGGCGGGGGCATAGGTGGC